ATAACTTCGGCTAACAAGGCCAATTCCACCCACGCCGACCGGCACGCCAAGGGCGGCGCGGACCCGATTACGCCGGAAAGCATTGGGGCGGCTCCCGGCGGGTTTGGGTTGGGGGAAGTGTGGAATCAAGCTCCCGAGAATGATGCAAATCAAATTCCAGCTACAGGCTGGTTTGTCGCACATCAAAATACCCCGACTGGCGGGTGGTGGATCATCCAAGATATATCCGACAGCATTGTGCATTATCAGTTTGCCTTTGCAAAAACAAAAACTTCCGGGGTGTTGGGCGGGACAATCGCACAGCGGAACAAACAAGACGAAAACAACTGGGGGCCTTGGGAATGGGTCAACCCCCCTATGGATCTGAACACGGAGTACCGTACAACAGAACGGTATAGGGGGAGACCGGTATACAGAAAACTGGTTGATCTTGGAGAGATCCCAGCCACAAAAGCCATCAAGGAAGTTTTCCCATTTGGCAAAGACTATATCTCTGGAACCTACAACGTGTTTTCTGTTGATGCCCACATTTCCAGCGGCTCAGGTGATGGAGCCTGGACGGTCACCCTACCGTTTTTTGACGTGAGCGGTACACTTGTAACCGCCATAGTATTTAATGGTGTGCGGATTGAATTTTATTCCTCTGGCTCCAGTAGCGTAGCAGGATATTATGGTTTTGCGCTGCTGAAATACACTAAAAGAGTGGACTAAAGGCCGTTCATGTTAGTCTGCTGTCTTTGTGTACCAAGCCGTAACGGTCGCCGTTAGACTGCTCGCATCTGCGTATGTAATGATTTCCACCGAATTAGAACTGCCCATGCACAATACCTGTTCGCGTTGAGATGCACCGATGCTACCGGGAAGAGTTTTCCCGTTACTTGCAAGGCCTGATACTCGAATAACGGATGCTCCGCTTCCAATGCCAACAAATTTATAACTTGCATTAGGCAATGCGCCGAAGTTCACCGTCTTGCAATATACCGGCTTACCGAGATACCGCTCCGTGGTGCGGTACTCTACGCCCAAGTCCATAGGCGGGTTTACCCATTCCCAAGGTTGCCACCCTCCACGTGGGTCGTAAAAACATCTCGTAACATCGCATTGATGCCAGCGCTGATACGGTGACGTTATTGTTTGCTTAATATATGCATCTGGGCGGTTACCAACGTCAACTTTAAGGTAGGTATACTCCCACATGTCCATATTCGGCCCGGGCAAATTAAGCGTTGACCCGCTAATAGCATATACCCCATTTTTAACAGCATCGTTGGCGTCGGCAATATGCTTCGGAGCTTCTCCCAGCCCAAACCCACCCGGAGCGGCCCCGATGCTTTCCGGCGTAATGGGGTCGCTGCCGCCCGTGGCGTGCTGGTCGGCATGGACGGTCGGAGCCTTGTTAGCCGAAACAATACGGGTAGGCCCCCGCCCCAGAGGACAGGGGCCTATCACTCACTCAGCAGTGCCGCCGTACTCAGCAGGCACCAGCTCCGGCAGGCCGCACTCATTGATGAGCACGTCCGCCACCTGCGCCTTGAGCTTTGGAGGAACGTCCGCAAACTCCCACGGTTTCCCGGTCTTGGGGTTTTTCGCCTCCATACAGATCTTGCTTGCATAAAGCATTGCCATCATTTCTTGATCTCCTTTCAGTAAAAAATATAGGTTCAGGGCCAGCTCGGCCCAAAACTCACGCATAAACAATATCGCCCATCTCCAACAGGCAGTTTTCGAGGAATGTAATGTTCTGCGCCTGCATCTCCATCTGGGCTTTGAGCCGCTTGTTCTCCTCCGCCAGCTCATCATTGGTTGGAGGCGGCGTCTGCGGGCGCTCATCCTCCGGTACCCGCTCAATCGTGATACTTCCGGGCCACGCTTCGGCCTGCGCGAGAGCGAGGTTGCTATCATACTGCGCCGCCAGTGTTTGGATCGCCGCTTCACAGCCTGCCTCCCGGCCTACCTCCTTGCCCTCCTCATCACGGATGATGGAGAGCATCTTATAACGGATGCGGGCAATGCCGTCCGCCTCCAGCCAGTCCGGGTGCAGCTCGTTCCAAGCGGCCACTTCTTCCTCCGTGGCACCCTCCGCCCATGCTGTACCGTCCCAAACGGGGACTATGTATCCAGCCGGGGCCGTGCTTGTCCGCATGACAGGTGGCGTCGCATCGATCAGCTGCTCGCCCTCATGCAGCGTGTAATTCTGCACGGTTTCCACGCCCTGATCCACCAGCACAAGGACATAGGTGACATATCTCTTCTCCGCGTTGATTACACAACAATGTTTTTCAGTCATTCTGACCTCCTTTCCCGGCCATACGGCCATTTTTTAATGAATTTTTGGTATAACTTCGGCTAACAAGGCCAATTCCACCCACGCCGACCGGCACGCCAAGGGCGGCGCGGACCCGATTACGCCGGAAAGCATTGGGGCGGCTCCCGGCGGGTACGGGCTGGGAAGTGAACCTTATCTGTTCTTAGATGCTAATGACTGTGTAGTGAATGGATGGTATAGGGATGCTAATGGAAATGCAAAAAATGTCCCTTGGAATTTTGCACATATTTTTGTAACTACTTATTCTGCGCATATTTATATTCGCCAAGATGCTTATATAACAGGAGGCTCTGCTTCAGCTCCTTGGGTCAGCCATGCTGTCAGAATTAGACATCCTGATTTTTTGAAAGAAAATGATTTTTGGGGGCCTTGGGAATATGAGTCTGGTACGCCCATGTATCTTGGCACTGAATACCGCACCACGGAGCGATACTTGGGGAAGCCTGTGTATGTCAAGACGGTTAATCTGGGAGAGGGTACTAATGGCAAAACCGTCAACGTTGGAACTATGGAAATGATTCACGTTGAATGCCGCGCAACATATAGTGGCTGGTCTTTACCAATGCCGGAATTGCCATTTGGGTCCACAGATAGAAGTCTGGAGCATACAAATGCACAGGCGTTTTACTCAAATGCGAACACCGTTACAATCATAAAGGGCTCGACGTGTCCCGCCTTTACAGCAACTGCAAAAGTGTACTATATCAAGTCGACCGACTGACCCCTTAATCGGTAGCATACGCAGGTGTTCTCAATGGTTAGTCGGTGGTTTTTGTATAATACACCGTCACTGTACATGTACGCTCCGAAAAATTTCTTCCACCCGTTGTTATGCGGATAAACCTTCCAATTATGCCAACAACCATCCGATCACTACCAGTTGTTTCAAATGGGATCGTAGATCGACCGGCATAAGTCCAGTTGCCGTAACATCGTATGGGAAGAGCAACACCGCTTGTATCGAACTGAATGTCTTTGAACTCGGATCCTGGGCACTTTCCGCAGTCCACGACTTTAACGTATACAGGCTTGCCTAAGTATCGTTCCGTGGTGCGATACTCAGTGCCCAACTCCATGGGCGGGTTGATCCATTCGACGGGCTGCCACTTCCCGTTATCCTTCAGCATTCGCCACAATCCGTTGGTAGTGCCTCTCGGGTCAGGCGAAAGGCCGATCAGTGATGCGCTCGTCCCCAATATTTTTGATAAAACAGCAACGACATTTCCGGCCCCATAATATTGGCCTGTTGAGCTTGGGCCACGTGCATAAATACGTTGCGATGTTCCGTCTGGCATATCGGCAAGTAACACATCAAGCTTGCCACAGTATGTTTCATAGGTGTCTTCGGCGTCGGATGCGAGCACATCTTTCATCGCTTCACCCCACCCAAACCCGCCGGGAGCCTTGTTAGCCAAAGTTATAAGGATCTGTTTTACCGCGTCATCGAGCTTATCCCAGTTATCATTCAAGGCCTGCTTGATATTAAAGGTCTGGGCGCCGTCAGTGCTTGGGTCATACTTAAACAGCGCCAGTTTGTCAGTTGTCGTACTCATAGACTACCTCCTAAAACGCGAAATTGCCCAGCGGCTGGGTCTCCAGCGTGCTGATGGTCATGACCTCATGGATGTCCCGGATCAGCAGGTACTTGAAGACATACTCCATCGCCAGATGTGCGGGAATGACGAGGCGGACGGATGCCTTGAGCGCATCCAGATCCACCGGGACACCGTATGCCCCCACGAACTGCAAGCGGAGCTTGCTGCCGGGGAAGGTGACGATGACCTCACCGTTCCGCCAGGCGTCGCACACCGCCTGCAACTGCTCGATGGTCAGCTTGCCGCCGGAGCGCCACTTGGACTTGAGGGCGGTTCTCCGTTCCTCCGGCGTGGCCCCCGGCGCTGGGGTGATGCCCACAAGGCGCTCCTCTGTCTCCAGATTCCACGTTACAGCGTCCAGAGAGATCTGCGGGGGTACGGATGCCGCCTCAGTCTCCAGCGCCGCCAGAACGCCCTCAATGGCTCCAGAGAGGGCCTTGACCGTGGGGTCTCCACGGTACTGCCGAGGAAGATTATCCAGCATAGGTGACCGTCACCTCCCCAAGTACTGCCACCTTGCGGTCGGCAATGGCAATATTGGCCGTGCCGCCGTTGACGGTCAGGTTGGCGAAATCCTCCACGCCGGGCGCCGACAGGATTGCCGCTGCGATCTGCGCATAGCTCACATAATCCTGCCGGAAGGCGATGCTGGTCAAATAGGCTGTCACTGCGTCCTTCACCGCCTGTGTCACCTCCGTCTGGACAGAACCGGGCAGGGCGGTCACCTGTAGGCTGATGGGCAGGTAGAAGCCCGTGGCGGAGCTGACGTAGCAGTATGCCCCGATGGGGGCCTCGCCCATGCCCAGTCCCTGACTGTCCGGATCGATGTGATCCTGCACCGCCTTGACCAGCGTGGAACTGGCAGGCTTGCCGGAGGTGTCCACGATCACCACGTCCACGGTGTTGTCCCCGTGTCCAAGAGGATAGATCTGGACAGCGCCCACGCCGGACACCTCCAGCGCCCAGCTGCGGTAGTGGTACACGTTGCCGCTGGTGGGCGGCGTCTGAATGCGTTCCAGAAAACGGGCGTAATAGGCCGCGTCCATCTCCGCATCGTACCCGTCATGGGTTGTGTCCGAATTGGACACACTGACGATCCCCGCCAGCTGCACCGGCATCATGGTCACGCTTCCGGCGGGGAGATTGCCCAGAGTCCCGGCGGTCGTGCATCGGATTGCCACCGTGCCGCTGTCCGTAATGTCCACGGTCTCTGTCGCCTCAAACTGGATGCCGCCCTCGCTCTCAAAGAGATCCCCGGCTGTGATGGTACCGGTGCCGGTCACGGTCAGCACGCCCACCGCCTTCGTTGCGGCGTTTCGCACCTGACCGGTGCGGGGATAGATGTAGGCGTCCAGGTCGTCCCCGGTCAGGTTGTCCGGGTCCAGCATCGCCTTGATGTGGGCCAGCAGTTCCTCCGTGCCGCCCATCCGGATGGCGGCCGCCGCCAAAATATCATAGATGGGGAACCCCACCGTCTTTTGATAGCTGTCCGGCACCGCCGCCAGCATAGTTTCCAAAATATCAGACATCGGTCGTCACCTCCACAGTCTCGCCGTTATGCAGGACGGCGGTAAATTCCACATGGCAGGCCCGCCCCCGGCGGCTCACCGTCAGATCCCGGATGGTCCGCACCGCCGGGCAGTAGGACGCCGTCTCTCTCACGTTGCGCTCGATCTCCGCCGTGGCCAGCCCGTTGGGGAGATGCTGGCCCAGCAGCCCCCGGTCAACGCCCAGCTTGACCTCGTTGTCCGTCGTATAAATGGGCACCCGGTCGATCTGCTGCCGGAGCATCAGGTCAAACCACTGCTGTACAGCCGCCCGGCCTGTCCGCTCCACCAGGGCGCCGTCCCGCAGGAGAAAGCGCTCGGTCGTGCTGTCAAATGCCGGAACCCGGCCTATGCTGTCCGCTGTCTGGGCGGGCACATTGGTCGGGATGTCCGGAAACATATTCGCCATAGTATCACCTCACGGGGATGGCCCAGGCGGTGCCGCCCAACCGTCCCAGAATCACCACGGTCTTGTCCATCAGGCCGCAGACCACCTTGTCGCCGGTCTTCCACTTCTCCAGGTACAGGTGGCCGTTGTCCTTGTCCCGGTAAAAGCCCTGGGCCGCCACCACACAGTTGAGCTCCATGGGCGGGGCCATCACCTCCCCGTCGCACAGAGAGACGGTCAAGGGGGAGAGTTTGACCACCGTCCCACGCAGAAGGGCAGGGGAGGGGGGTACACGCCCGCTCCGCCTAATTTCTTTCGCAAGCTCATAATCCCAGCTCATAGATCCTCCTATACGGTCACGGTGTCGGCGCTTCCCGCCGCCCGTGGCTGCTTATCGGTCCGCACGGTCACGCTCATCAGGTGCTCCGCGCCGTACCGGTGGGTCACGCCGGTGATGCGCATGGGGCCGGACACGTCATAGCGGTTTGGCACAAATTGCACCAGCGCCCCGCTGACTGCCGCGTCGTCCCCCCAGAGATCCTCCACCGTCCGCTCCTTCGTAATTTTGTCCTGCTGCTGTAAAAGGTTCTTCACCCGCTGCCGCGCCTGAGCGGTGTTCTCATCCCCGCTCAGGCTTTCCACCTGCTGCAGAAGTCCATACTTGGCAATGCTGGCAGCGTTGGACGCCCTGCCCAGCACCCGCCCGGCGTCGCCGTCTTTGTCCACCAGCACCACGCTGTTGACCAGTTCCTCTATGCTGTCGCTGCCGCTGATGGACCCCTTGGCCAGCGTCACATCAAAGGCCCCCAGGCTGGCCGCCGGCTTGTGGTAGAGCGTCACAGCCGTCTGGGGCAGGGGATAGACCTGCAAGGCCCCCTCCCGAACCCGCCGGATGTAGGTCTTGCCGGTCTCCGCCGTGCAGATGTCCAGGATGTCCTCCAGGATGCTCTCCGGCGTCTCGCCCCACCACACCTTGGAGATACGGGTGGGCGGAAGCTCCACCCGCCCCGCTTTGATGCCGGCTTTGGCACACATCCGGGCCACGGCGTCCGGCGCCGCCGCCCGGTCCAGCTGCAAAATGATCTGGCTGCGGCTCAGATACCAGCCCGGGTCGTTGGCCCGGACGCTGCCGTCCTGCCCGACCTCCAGGATCACCCCGGAGAACACCTCCGCGCCGCCGTTGACGATGCGGAGCTTGTCTCCCGGCGCGATGTTGTACCAGTGGGCGTACTTGTCGTTCAGGTTGTTCCGCAGTGCCGTGAAGCTCACTTCCACGCTCAGCGCGTCCAGCTCGTCCCGCAGCTCCACGGAGGCGGTGGCCGCCGTGATGTCCCGGCACGTGCTGCCCTGATACAAAATGACGCGGTGATCGTCTACGCTCCGCCCCATCACTTCACCCCCGAAATAAAGCGGTACTCCCGCAGCTCCAGCGTGTAGGCAATGTCGCCGTTGCGCTGCACCTGCCAGGAGAAGGAATCCACCGTGCAGGCGGAGTTGAGCCGGCAAATGCCGCCGCTGTCCAGCAAAATCACCCGGAAGGGCAGTTTGCGGGGCCGGTTGCGCTCGAAGAAGCTGACATACTGCCAGCCATCCTCCAGCGCCTCCGGCGGCATGAAGCTGTGCCGCCGGCCGACAGGGAAGAAGCCGGAAATGCTCATGGACCACAGCCCCATGGTGCCGATGGTGTTGTAGTCCCGGCTCAGCCCCTGAAAAGTGCCGTTGTTCTGCTCATACTGGGGGCCGATGCCCGCCGGCACCGCCGGGAACACGATATACTCCTCATTGTTGTTGATGCTCATGATAAGCTTGTACATAGGTCACCTCACGTATTGCGCAGCGCCCGCAGCAGCCGCTGGGCCACCACGTTGCCCATGTAGTCCGCATAGGCCTCATCGCCGATCATGTTGCCCTGCACGGTCACGTAGACATTGACCGTCTGACCGCCAGCCAGCCGCTGGGAAACGTCGTGAGGGATGATCTGGGTACCGCCGGGCAGGTTGACGATCTCGCCGCCCCGCTCGTTGATGCGGGTCCAGCCGCCGGGGAAGAAGCTGGTGCCGGTGGCGTGTCCGCCGAAGCCCCAGTTGATGCCGGAGAACTGCTTGTCGATCCAGCCGGAGATCCCGCTCTTGGCCTTGGTATACAGCGACCCCAGAATGGGGACCTTGCTGATCTTATCGTCCAGCCAGCTGAGCTTGTCGCCGAACCAGCCAAAAAAGCTGCTGATAGCCGACTTGGCCGCGTTGAACGTGCCCACAATGCTCTCCTTGGTGGCGGCGAAGCCCTCAGTAAACTGTGCCCAGAGGCCCTGGAAATAGGCTTTGACCTTGTCCCAGTTGGCGATCAGCATGGCACCGGCGGCAATGGCACCCCCGATGAGCAGAACGACCAGGTTGGCCGCCACCAGCGTGGCCAACGTGCTCCCAAACAGCATGACCGTCTGGATGAGACCGAAAACCTGGCTTGTGAACTGCACCACCTTGACCATAGCAAACGCGCTCCCAAGCCCCACGATCCACCGCTTGATGGTGTCTCCGTGCTCGGTGACCCACGAAAACGCCTTCCCGGCGTACTCCACCGCCTTGCCCAAGCCATCCGTGAATTTCTGGGCGATCCGGTCAATGGTGCCGTCCTGCTGCCACTGCTGGAATCGCTCCGCCAGCAGCGAGACCTTGCCCTTGAGCAGGTCCAGTGCGCTGCCGGCCTTGATGCTGCCGTCGGTGCTGATGCCGACAATGGTGGCCAGAGCGCTCTTGGCCACGCCCGTCACCGTGGACCACAGGCCCCGCATGGTGGTGGCCTGCTTCTCCATGCCGCCGGAGAAGCGATCCTCCATCAGGGCGATCATGGCCTCGTTGAATTTCTCCTGATTGACGATCTGGCCGGAGTTGTTGGCAATCTGCACCCCGGTGAACATCTTCTCGCCCTGCTCCAGGATCTTGGCCTTGGTGATGCCGAACTCCTTGAGCCGCTCCAGCTCGCCGGTCTGGGCGTCGATCAGGGCCTCCACCGCCTGGTCAAAGCTCTTGTTGGTGGCGGCCGCCATGTCACCCGCCCGGCTGAGCCATGTGTCGGCGCTCATGCCCATGGCCTCGAACTTGGCGGCGCCCTCCACCAGCTCGCCGCCCTCGAAGGGCGTCCGGTTGGCAAGGTTGATGGCATTCTGCATGATCTGGCTGGCCTTCTGGGTGTCTTTGGTGGCCGTCTCCAGCTGGAGCCGGTAGCCCTCCAGATCCATGGCCTCGCTGAAGCCGGTCTTGGCCGCCAGAACGCCCACGGCTGTGGCCGTCACAGCTCCCCACTTGACCGTCTTTTTGACCACCCCGCCGATGGCGCTTTCTGCCTTCTTTCCGAAGTTCACCACGCTCCGGGTGGCGCTGACCATCTCCTTGGAGACGCCCTTTGTATTCTTGGCAGCCTTTACCAGCCCGCCGCTCATGTTGTCCTTCAGGTTCAGAATGGTCTGAATCACCTTAGCCACGGTTTTCACCTCCTGTCAGGCTCTGGGCGATGGCTTCTGCCGTCAGCGCCACCTGCTCATCAAAGTACAATGCCCGCGCCCCCATCAGAAACCCGATCTCCGTGGGGCTTGCCGCCGCCAGAGCGTCCAGGGGGACGCCCCTGGCGGCGTAAAACGCGAATAGGCTCAAAATGGGGTCGCGGGCGATCAGTTTTTTACCGTCTCAGCGGCGTTTTCGGCGCTTTCCTCGCTCCCGGCGCTGTCGCCGGGAAGCAGGCCCAGAAATTGCAGCGCCTGCCCGCCCAGCTTGTCCTGCTCCATCAGGGAAAACAGGGCGTCCACGGTGCGCATGGGGTCCTCCGCCGTGCCGATCTCCCTCTGGAGATCCCGGTCCTGCAGCTGGGGGCACACGGCGTACAGGGCATGGTTGCCGCACTGGAGGGCAGCTGCGGCGTCCTGTGCCGCTGCCAGCTCGCCGTAAAGCTCCAAAACCGCCTTCTTGGGCGGCATTTTGGCTTCCAGCGTCCGGTCGCTGTCCGGGATGCGCAGCTCTCCGATCTTCAGCTTGTCGGCCTCCCGCTGCTCCCGGCGGGCCACCAGTTCCTCAAATAAGATGCGCTTGCTCATTCCACTGCCTCCAGATTGGTCCATGTCTCCGCCTTAAAGGGCAGCTCCCGCTCCACGGCCTTCTTCGCCTCGATGTTGGCCAGAGCCACCTCCGTAAACACCACGCCGCCGATGCTCCACCGCTCGGACTGCTTGGTCACGGGATTGCGCAGGGAGGTCATCAGCACGATGTCCGGCATGATGCCGGTGCGGTACCCCTCCAAAATGGCCAGCTCCAACTGGCTGTCGCACTTCATGTCGGTGATCGTCCCCTCAATGCTGTAGCCGTTGTAGATGGGGTAGGTGCCGTACTCCCCGCAGAAATGCTGATCCTCAAAATCGCCGGTCACCTTGACCTCGATCTTGGTGGCCAGCGCGTCCCGCTGACCGTTGATATATGCCTCGGAGCAGCTCCCGTGGAGCTGCTTGGTCTGCTTGCTCATGTCCCAGCCTCCTTACTGTAGGGTCACTACAAATTCCAGGTTCACCATGGACCCCAGGATCTTCACGTCTCCGGAAAGGTACACGTTGCGCTTGAACGGATTAGACCGCACGGTGGCGTCGTCCCAGCTCTCCGCCTCAGACTTGCCGGAGCCGACCCACGCAGACCGCTGCGCCGCCACGTCAATGCTGGCGCGGTTGGCGTGCTCCGGGTCCAGGATGTCCTGCTGCGCCAGCTGCAAAAAATAGTAGTTGATGGCGGAGATCAGCAGCATCTGGTTGTTGAGACTGTTGCGGTAGTTGCCAAGATACTCGTCCCGGAACGCCTTGGTGATGTCGTCCCGCATCATGTCCATGGCTTCCACCGTCTCGACGTACTTCATGTCCTCCGTCAGGGTGGAGCCGTTGGTGGTGGTCAGGGAGTTGACGTCTACGCCCACGTGGACCTCAAGATCGTCGTTGACCAGCAAAAACTGCCCGTTGCCCACGGCGGCGTCCGGGTCCTCCGGCACCGTCACCTCCTTGAGGTTGGCGCACAGGTAGTTGGTGGCGCCCCGGCTCACGTTGCAGGCAGCCAGCAGACCCACCAGCGACGGGGTGTACTTCTCGCCGGTCACCTCGCCCCGGCTGTCCGCAAAGGTCACCTTGTCGTTGTACAGGTTGACCACGTGCATGCAGTCCGGCGCCGCCGCCTTGAAAACCACTGCCTTCCAGCTCTTGGCTTCCTTCTCCCGTGCCTTGATCCAGCTCACCAGAGCCGTCCAGTCGGCGCTGGTGCCGCCTGCCACGGTGATCCACCCGGTCTTCTCGTGGGCGGTCACCAGTGCCAGCGCGTCCGCCAGCGTCCCGTCAGTGCCCACCTTGGCCACGCCGCAGCGCAGGGGGCCGAAGGCCATGCAGTCCGTGATATACTGCTTGTTCGCCGCCGTGTACGGCGCGTTTTCCAGCTCCGTGATGTCCGTGTAGGTGGCGTATCCGTTGCCGCCTGCAGTAGCATCCCGCACGATCAGCACCGCCACGCCCCGCTCAGACCGCTGAATGAAGCTGGTTGCCAGCTGCTTGAATGTAATATTGATTTTCGGCAGAGTTACAGCCATCAGATGTTTCCCTCCTCGTTGTAAATCAGATTTTCCATAGGTTCTCCCTCCTGCTCCGGGATGTCCTCGCTCCAGCGCAGGTCAATGGTGGCCACCAGCACGCCGTCCGCTACCGTGAAGCTGACCCCCTCGTCAATGCCCAGATACGTGCCGTCCACGGTGATCCCGTCCAGAAATGCCGCGCCCACCGCCTGCCGCACCGCCAGATTCTCCATCTTCGGACGGTAGCGGTCAGCGGCGAAAAAATAGAGCCGGAAGGTGGCTGTTTTCTCCTGTCCGGAATGCAATAGCCGGGCCTGTGTGCCAGCCTCCAGCTCCACCTTGGCGCTGGGGCGCACGATAGGGGAGGGGACATCCTCCGCCACCAGCTCCGGCAGGATCTCTGCGGCGTTTCCCGCCGCTTTCAACGCCTGCCGGTAGAGATCGCACACCACCCGGTTTAAGTCCTTCAGGTCGATCATAGCTCTTTTACCACCTCGTCCAGCATCTCGTCGATGTCCGCCAGAAACTCCGGCTGAAAGTCCTTGCCGGATACCTCAAAAATGTGCATCCCCGGCACAAAGCCCAGCTCCCGCCCGTCGTGGGACACCATCCGGTGTCCGTCCTCGATCAGGTGGGCGTGGGGGGCGGTGGAGTAGACGCGCACCGCCTGTGCGCCGTCGTACTCGTACACCTTGCCCCGCTTGATGCTCTTCTTGTAGTTCCCGGTCCGGACCTTCACCCGCTTCGCCTCTTTTTTCGTCTGGCGTAGCAGCTTGGTTCCCTCTTTTCGCATAAATTTCTTCTGCGTCTTGGGGGCGTCTCTGGCCGCCTGTGCCAGCTCCCGGGCGTATGCGTCCAGCTCCCGGGTGTCAAAAACTGCGGATGCCATCTTCCACCACCAGCCTTAAAAAAACCTCCATCCAGCCGCCCCGGTTGTAGATGGGGTACCCGTACTGCACATCGTAGTACTGCCCCCGATAAAGGATCCGCGTGTCCGTCGACAGGATGGGCAGGGAAGTCCGGCGAATGATCATCTTATGGGTGACCACCACCTGGTCCATGTCACCCTCCAACGTATTCCGGCGGCCGCTCGTGGGAACGATCTTTGCCCAGAGCTTCCTGGGCGGGGAGTAGGAGCCGTAGCTGTACGTGGTCTCGCCCAGATCATTGGCACCCTTCTTCCGCTCCAGCAGCTCCACCCGGCACCGCAGGTCTCCCGCATTGATCGCCATAGGCCCCTCCTTATGCGCCGGTGCCTGCGGTGTCCGAATCGGACACCACAGGCTCGGTCAGCTTCAGTTGGTTCATGATCCGGCGGAACGCGGGGTTATCGGCCACGATGGTACCGGCAAATACTGTCTCGCGCTGGTCGTAGGAATCAAGCACCAGATAGTTGACAGCCAGATCGTACTGGGCACGCCTGGGCGTCCCCTCCTTCGGCTCGCTGACACCGGCCTGCTCCATGTAGGCAACAGCGGCGGCATACAGCGATTCCAGCAGAACCGCCTCTCCGTCATCCAGTTCATCGATGCGGCAGTACGCCATCAGCGCCGTCTTGCGCGCGTCCGTCAGATTCATGGTTACTCCTCCTCGGTTTCTTCCAGCTCCTGAATAAAGAGGCGATCCACCCAGCCGGTGCGCTCCCCGGTGTGCACCAGAGCCCAGCCGGGCACCTCGGCGCCATGGGGCAGATACAGGACCGTCAGCAGCGTGCCGTTTTCCAGCACTTCCGCAACGGGATAGCTGCGCCCGGGGCCGATTCGAAGGTTCAGGCCGCCTTCAGCATTGACTGCCACGATGTCCCCGGAAATCCCGGACAATGCCGGATCCCCCAGGTCAATACCCGTCTGGACGGCCTGAGACTGCTCCTGAGTATCCTGAGCGGCCTGCATAGGCTCCTGGTCCGTCTGAGCGGTCTGCATAGGCTCCTGGTCCGTCTGAGCGGTCTGCGGCTCCTGTGCCTCCTGAATGGTCTGCAGGGCATCCTGGGCCGGCTTCTTGTCCGGCTTCTGGGTATGCTCCGTTTTCTTCTTACCCATCATGACACCTCACAATCAGCCGGCGGCCTGCACGGCCGCAGTATCGATGTAGCCGTTGATAAAGGCGTCCTCGTCCCACTTGGTGCAGTCGTCCCGCAGGGAGCCGCGCCACAGGATCAGGTCCTGCTCAAAGGCGTTCAGGGTGCCCACGCTGGCCGTGTCGCTGAGCTTCACGGAGAAGGAGCGGCGGTCCCAGTACACAACGCCCTCGTTCAGGTCGCCGATGACCATGGGGACCTTGGTGCCGGTGGTGGGGACCGTATCGTTGTCATAGGTCTTGACGGGCAGGACATAAGGGCCGACGCACAGCTGCAGCTGCTTGGGTTCGGCGGGATTGGGCGTCAGCAGATAGCGGCCATTCTGGTCCTTCAGGGTACCCAGCCAGAGCAGGCCGTCATCGTTGGTAATGAGCTTGCTGGTAGCCCGGAACGCGGAGCCCAGGCCCACCCAGGCCTCCAGGATGCCGTCCAGGTCCTTCAGGTCCGTGGCTGCCTTGGCGTTGATAACCGCCAGGATCTCTTTGTTGGCAGTCACGCGTGCCTCGTCGCCCAGCCACTCCTGGGCCAGCATCGCGATGTCGGCGTCGCTGTCCTCATACAGCTCGGCGGTCACAGGCAGATAACCGCCCCGCTTCTCGATCTCATAGCTCAGTGTCTCGAACTGAGGCGTAGCCACCTTGCCGTACTTGGCTGCCTCAGCCACGGTGGCAAAGCCGGTGTGCTGGCTGCGCTTCTTGAAGGTGCGGCGGCCGCTCTTGTTTTTCACCTTGACGATGCGGACCTCGCCCAGCAGGCTCTCCTTGCTGTCGCGGCGATCAATGATTGCGGTCACAATGTCCTCCGGCACGGCATAGCCGCCGTCAGCGTTCACGCCTTCCTGCATCATGTCGCCTGCGGCCTTCTGGGTGGGGAACCCGGCCCGGGCAGCCGCCGCGAAGGCCTTCACAGCCTTCTGGTAGCCGGTCTCCTCCGCACCGCTGCCCAGGGCGCCGCCCTTCAGGCTGCCCTCGGGGACAGGATCACCGCCGCCGAAGGACTTCTCCTCCTGAGCGATCAACGCATCCACCGCCTCGATCTGGCTGTTCAGCTTGTCCACCTCAGCCATCTTGGCGGTGTAATCCTCGGTCTGGCCGTCCTTCATCAGGATGGCCTTGGCCTCATCCAGCAGGCCCTTGCGGGTGTTCATCAGGTCGTACTTCTTCTGCTTCAGGTTCATGGTCTTCTTACCTCCAAATCAAAATCGTTTTTCTTCCAGCGCGATCAGCGCCAGGGCTTTCTGTACTTCAGGGTCATCCTCGGGCGCAGGCGGCTGGGGCTTGTTGTCCTCACCGCCGTATTTTTTTACAACGCCAGCATGAGGCTGGGCAGGCACCGCCACAAAGGACAGCTCATACGCGTCCTCTGGTTGGCTCAGCTCCACCACACACTGCTTGCCGTCATACTCACGCCCGCGCCGGTGTTCGCAAAAAACCTTTGTCTTGTCGGCGCCGCAGATAGAACAGGTAGCCTTACCCATGGCACAGCCAACGGACACCTCCCGCAGGATGCCGCCCTCGACGGCTGCAATGGTCGCCGCCGTCTGGTCGTTCCGCAGCATATAGGCGAACAGCACAAGCACCGTCGTACCGCTCATCTTCTCCACCGCCGCGTCATAGATGCGGGCGGTCTGCATGGAGCTGCTCCACATATGGTCTGCGATGACGGTCTTGCCGACAAACAGCTTGGCGAGGCCATCCAAGGCATCCGCCGTGAACCGCTCGAAGTCCCGGTCCACCTGATCGTCCGCCGCACGGATACGGAAGGCGAAAACATCCTCCGCCTTCAGCTCCACCAGCGCCTGGGCGTTGATCTTCGCCATGTCCGGCGAAAAAGACGCCGCCTTCTCTACAAGGGCAAATTTCTTCAGATCATCCATTGTTGTTTCCTCCAGTTCCTGCTTTTGCCCGGCTCAGCTCCGCCCATACCGAAAGCGGAACGTAATTCAGGCTTGCGTATCGTTCGTCGCCGCCGGGTACCGGGGGCATATCCTCCAGGGCCAAAATGTCGTTGACACTGAACACACCGGCCTCCCGCATGGCCCGGTACCACTCCTTCCGGCTGGCCGTATCGCCCCGGAGCTCCGCCATCATGTTCCGCTGGAGCCACAGGCCCCGCTTCCGCTCTGAGACGGTCAGCAGCTTTCTGGAATCCTCTTCCTCATACTGCGTCACAGCCGGCTGCAGCGTATACTTCACGAAGTCCAGGCTGTTCATCTCGTTACTGGCGTAGCTCTCCTTGCCGGAATACAGGAGGTTCAGGGGCACACCGGTGAAACGGGCGATGTCCGCCACCGTCACGTTCTTGCTCTGCACAAACTGGGCGTCAGTATTGCTCATGCTCAGAGCCTTGAACTTCAGGCTATTGTCCAGGACTGCCACCCGGAAAGCGTTGCCGGGCCCGCTGTGCACGCGCTCCCACTCCCGCCGGATGGTGTCCTTGTAACTGATTTTTCGACCGTCTCCAAGGTCCATGTCCGGCTTGCGGCTCAGATCCGAGTCCGTCTCCAGCACACCGGCAGGGTGTCCGCCGTTGACGTAGACAGCCTCCTCGTACGCATCCATAACAGCGGATACGTTCAGCACCCGTGCCGCATAGGTCAGAAGGCTCACGCTGTCCACGCCGTTGGTGGTAAAGCCCTTGTAGTGCAGGATGTCCGAGGGGTCCAGCTTATACAGCTGCCCGCTTTTGGGGTCCTGTGCGATGTACCAGAGCTTTCCGGAGCCGGGCTCGATGTACGGGCTGCAGCTTCCGGGCGGCAGGGGGATCAGCTCCACAGGCCAGCCGCTTCTGGCATCCCGGTAGATCCAAACGTAGCTCTTGCCCAGCACGATCCGCTGATACTCCACCAGCTTCTTGTACACAAAGGGCGTCATCGCCTCGTTGGGCCGCTCCCAGAGAACAGGCCCCAGATAGTGGTCGTCCATGTCCTGCTTGCTTACCAGGTTCTTGACCTTTACCGGCAGCTTGCCGATGGAGTCGGAGCGGATATCCACCGCCCGGTAGAACGCGGAGATCTTCAGAGCCTCATCCGGCGTGGGAGGGCTGTCCCGGCTCCCGCGGCTCTCGCCGAATACCGTCCGCCAGGTCAGCACGCCCTGGTCCTCAAGGCTCGCGCCTTTCCTGGCAAACCGCTTGTAAGAGATCAAGCGTCCTCACCGTCCTTTCCGGCCCGCTCCGCCAGCCAGCTGGCAGCCAGGCAGAAACCGCCTGCCGTCACCATGCCCGCCCCCGGGCAGGCCCACAGGGCCACGCCAACGGACACCAGAGCCGCGCCCAGGAAAAACAGCACATCCACCGCCTGGGGGCGCCGCCATTTTCGTTTCTCTTTCATAAATCCTCCCGTACTCACATAGAGAATTTTCCGCTTTCAATCACGTCCGCAAGATCCTCCGGCTGATTCCTGACGATCATCCACACCGCCACTACGATGATAGAAGCCACCGTGGGGTCGATGCGTCCGATGGATCTGTGCTTCTGGGGCCTGATGTTTCCGTTGCAATCCTCATAGCACCGCACATTCCCAAAGGTCCAGCGGAAGCAGGTGTTGTGAACGTGGAGCAGCTGATGGTTAGCCATCAGCGTGTCGGTCTCCTTCATGGCCGGGCTCATGTTTTTCAGATCCTGCGGGATCTCGATAACATTCACGTGCGGTGTCAGCCGCTGGGTGATGGTCCGGCTCAGATAGGGGTCAAAGCCTACCTGTTTCAGGTCGTAGATCTCTGCCGCCTCCTTGATGGTGTTTTCCACATCGTCGTAGTCGATGGTATCTCCATCGCAGAGCCGAAGGAATCCGGCACGGGCCCAGTCCCGGTATGGGACGTGATCCCGTTTCTCCGCTTCCAGGACTGTGCCGCCCGGACGCCAGATGGTGGGCAGCAGCACCGCCGTGTCAAGCCCTGGCTGAGGCGGGAACAGCAGAACAAACGCCGTCATATCCCGGCTGGTGGAGAGGTCAACTCCACCGTAGCAGATTTTCCCGCGAAGCTGTTTCAGGAACTCCTCCCGCTCCGCCTTCTTGCTGGGTCCCCACTGGCACTTGTCGTACAGCGCCAGTGATATCCAGCTCACCGACTTGGTGGAGATCCACTGGTTCAGACGGAGCCAGCGGAACAGCTTCTCATCCGCTTCCTTCAGCTTGGCGCTCCTGGCTTCCAGCCGGAGCGTCCGAAGCTTCAGATGCTTGCCAAGAGACGGGTTGCACAAATACCACAGGTTCTCGTCCCAGATGTCGATCTGATCCAGGTCATCCGGATCGTCGCCGAATATGGCGGTCAGACCGTAGAGCACCGGCATCCAGTTGGGCATATCCTGCTCCAGCAGGTCTTCTTCCGCCGCTGCCAGGTCCTCGTCCTCCACATGGCGGAGGGATAGCACCTGGCGGACGTTGCCGCCCTCTTCCCGGATGCGCCGGAGCTGCCGGGCATCCCGGATGGCCACGGCCTGCTGGTGGATCTCCCAGCCGATGGATTTGCGGTCAGGGTCGTCACCGGCCGTGGTCAGCACGATCCATACCGGCTGCTTCCGGCCGGAGCCTGCGCCGAAGGTCATAACGTCCCACAGTTCCCGGTTTGGCTGCGCATGCAGCTCGTCGAAGATCACACAGCTTGGCTTGTAGCCATGCTTGGAAAAAGCCTCGCTGGACAGGACGATCATTTTGCCGACGGTGATCCACTTGTATCCGCCGTTGCCGGTCCGCACCCGCTGGCGGTATTCGACCGTCCGCTGGGACTCTTTGATTTTCAGCTCGCCCCTGGCCAGCATCTTGGCGGTCCATGGAGCCGTCCGGAGCATATATACCGCCGCGCTGAACACAATGCCGGCGTTATCCTTATCGGCCGCGCAGATGTAGACCTCAGCGTTCAGCTCACCGTCAGCAAACAAATGGTAGATACCCAGAGCGGCCGCCAGCTCGCTCTTTCCGTTTTTCTTGGGGATCTCCAGATACAGGTACCAATACTTCCGCAGCCGCTCCCCGGTATCCTCATCGGTTTCCATGGAGCCGTAGAAGTCCATGATGGCGGAGCGCTGCCACTCGTACAGGGAAAACGGCTTACCGGTGTCCGTGGTGGGCAGGCGCTCCACAAAGTCGCAGACAAAGCGGCCCGCGGCCTCGTCGAAGTAATCACAGGATCGTGCGGTCATTGTCAGCATCCCATGGCGGCCGCCTGCCTGGCCCGCAGCGTCCTGGTGAATTCGTCCGCGTCATCCTCCGGAGCGGCTCCGGCCGCATTGACCACCGCCGTAGGCACCACGATCCTGCACCGGCTGGTAACGGACAGCCCCATGGACTCCGCACACTGACGGGCCTGCTTGAAATAGGAGGACTGGATGCCGGACCATTCCTTGGCCAGCTTCTCATCCTTATCCCGGATGGCCTTGGCGGCCAGCTTGTCGGCGTGGAGCCAGCGCTCCCGGCAGACAAAGTATTGAGCCAGGACATCCCGGTCAAGCTCTGCATAGAGTCCGGCAGTCCGCAGGATCTCGCCGATCTCGCAGAACTCATTGTGATACTTCTTGGGCAGCCACTTGGGCGGCACCGCTTTATCAGGGGGAGGTACGTGGACCTCCTGATCCCGGCGTGCATCCTCCTCCGCCTGGGTCATGTGTTTCAGACCCTTGGCCTTCACGATGTCGGTTGGCTGACGTTTACCTGGCATGAGTGCCGCCTCCTTCCCATGGTTTCGGTACCGGATGGACAAAGCCCGCAGGCTTCTCGCCCGCATACCCACAGTGTCGTGGATCGTTCAGGCAGGCTTTCTCGCAGGTCCCATACTCCATGCATGACTGGCAGCAGATGCCATGTCCGGTCTCGCAATATTTCTCGCTGCCTTTCAACAGGCACTGCATCCGCTCACCTCCTCGATGTGCTCCGAAGATCTGCCGGATGCCGGCGGCGACCGCCGGCGCCCGGAGGAAAGAAAGGCGCGGGCGGGTCGGCACTCCCACCCGGCACATCTCCGGAACCGACCGCCCAGGGCGTCTACGTCAATACCCCGCGTAGGTACGCAGGCCTTCAACGCCGCCAGGCGGCCTGTGTCCAATTCGGACACGCTTATCATGCGGGTCTCTTCCGGGAGACCGCCCGGTTGAGCAGCCGGTCCAGTCCCGCTGCATCCCTGCAACACCCGGGCCAATCCCGCTGCACTCCCGCAGCGCCCAGGTCAGCCCCGCTGCATCCCTGCAACAGCCGGGTCAGCCCCGCAGCACCCTCTTCCGCATTTCCCCGTGGGGAAAATTTTCTGCGTGAAGGGGGGCATGCGGTCAGCCGAGGCCGGGTCAAAACTTTTTTGACCCCGGGGGAGGGTGCAAGGATCCCCGCACGACGCGCCACGCATCGCACGCCAGCGCCCAAGGCTGGCGCCGTTTTGTGCCTCAGCGTCGTTTCTTTTCCGTGCGGTTTTGCCACAATTCCCGCGCCGTTTTACGGCTGTGGCAGCTGTGGCAAAGGCTCTCCAGGTTGGACGGATCACAGAACACATCCCAGTCACCCTTGTGGTCCACGATGTGGTCCACGTCGGTGGCCCTGGTTCGGATGCCTCGCTTGGAACACTCCCGGCAGAAGGGCTCCCGCAGGAGCTGTTCTGGCCGGAGTTCACGCAGCCACTTGTCTGTCCGGTACATCCAGTGCCAGGACTTGGCCTCCTCGCTGCGGTCGTCGGTGCGCTTCGGCTGGTGTGCACCGCAGTAGCCGTCTCGCACCAGGGCACTGCATCCCGGATGCCGGCAAGGCCGGAGAGGCTTCATGGCCATGGGCTATCACCTCCACGCCAAAACGCAAAAAACTCCGGAACCAGCATCCACCCGTTCTCGGGTTGGTTACTGGCTCCGGAGTTCAACTCTCTGGCCTTGATCGATATCCAGGATAATCACGCTCTTGCAATCCCTGCAGAAGACCTCCAGGTTCCTGGCCTGTGTCTCCGGCAGCACGCGCATCAGTCGGTGATTCCGCTTGCAGAACGGGCATGAGATCCATCCGTTCTTTACTGATAGTCTATCAGAGTTTTGCACGCTTTTCAATACTTTTCCCTCCGATTCTCCGGGCTGTCCGTAAATATTCATAAGGTTTCAAGAATAAGAAATCAATTATTTAAAATAAAAGCGCTATTTTTCCGGGTCCAGATAGCGGGTGTAAGAGAACACGCCCCACTCCCCAAGATTGGGCTGGCCCAGGATAGGCAGCCGCACGGCTCCGGAAGGCGGGCGGATCTCCCCGGTGCGGCTGCACCAGACCTCCGGAGGCGGTATCATGCGGCTGAGTTTCCTGGAGCATCCCCATGGATGCCGCCCAACCTCGGTTGCCTCCTTGGTGAAATATCGGGCCAGATTCCAGTAGCCCTTCTCCGCCAGAACCCGTTTGCGGTCCCACGGCTCGTCGTCCACCTCGCCCCAGTCCCATAGGTACCGCACCACCGTCGGCGGGAAGTCGCTGTCCCGCAGGAAAGCGTGGATGTGGTAGCGGTGATCTCCGTGAAGGCCCTCGATGCGGTAGACGTAGAAGTCCGGGCTGCCGCCCCTGCCCATGCGCCGATTCCAGCGGGCCAGCCGCTTGAGGAAGGCATCCCACACAGCCTGAACGCCGTCCAGATCGGCGGGCAGGTGCTCCGGGGCGAAGGTCAGTGTGTAGAAAACGCCGTCATAGCCGAACAGGGCCAGGCGCAGTTCCAGCTTATCAACGCTGGTGCGGCACATAGCCGGTCCGGCCCGCTTGCGGATGAGGCCCTTGCTGTCCTTGCTGCGGCGGACGAAGCAGGCTCTGTCCGTAGAGAAGGCCTTCACAAAAGGCCCCGCCCGCTGGCGGACGCATACAAATAGGTCAGCCATTAGCCCTCCTTGCTTTCTCCGCCGCCTCGCGGGTCAGAAATACGGTCTTGCCAATATCGGCCTGCTCGAAAGATATTTGATCGGACAGCGTCGTGTAAAATATGTTTATCTCTCCGTTGCTTCCCATACCGACAAGCGCTTCGCACAGCGAGTCCTCAACAATTTCTCCATCCTCGATGATATACAGCATACTTCCGATGCTCTGCGTGAGGACTGGCCGCACAGGCAGCACCACCAGCCGACCAGCTCTGTCGGCCTCCATCAGCTCAACGATGCGCTTAAATGTCACGCCCTTACTGATGGCCTCATCCTCAAAGGTCTTGTAATTGGCGCACATCGCAGGTTCCAGGCCCGTGTCCTCATATTGCATGAGCCTGCCACGCAGTTCTGCGTATGACCATGCTGCTGTATAGAGCAGGGCAAGCAGGCCTGTCGGCTCATCAGGGCCGTCCAGCAAAAGCTCACCCATCGCATAGTCTACGCCATCATCATCCATTGGAAAGTCCAAGTCCGGCAGTAAAATCTTTGCGGCTTTGCGGATAAAATCGTAGAGCCGGATGTCCGGATAATCCGGACCATCACCTCCGCCCCGCACCCACGTCTCGAAGTCTTTGACGTAAAACAGATTCAGTGCGGCTTCAAGGTTGTTATCCGGGCAATTAGTTGTCAGTCTTTTCATTTACCTTTCCTCCTCCGGCGGTTCCGGCAGCGGCATCCAGTGCGTGACGGCGATATCGGATCTGTCCCCAATGCCGACATGGACAGACCATGCCGCCCTTTCGGGAGCGCACCAGCCCATATAGGCGCCCCATCTTTCGTGCCAATACGCGACAACAAGGACATCGCTACGATCCTCCGGCAGCCGTTCCTCCACCGGGATCCAGCGCCGTTCAAGCAGCTCCGCGCTCTCCTTGGTCACCAGCGCAGCCGCTTCCCGCAGTTGCTCGTTCTGCCCCCGCAGCTTCTCAATTTCCTGCTGGAGCGCCGCGATGTGGGTGCTCTGGTTGGCGATCCGGTCAGCAGCCTCCCGCATGATCGCGCATCCGGACACGCCGCAGTTGTGCCCATGGCCGCAGCCAATGCAGGCGAGGCTCCTGGTCTCCACCTTCAGCCGGCGGATGGCATTTACGAGGTCTTTATCTTTCAAAACGGCAGTTCTCCTTCCTCATCCTCCGGGATCTCCCGGAAGTCCCCTGACGCAGGCGGTGCGGACGCTGTGTCCGATTCGGACCGCTGCTTGCTATCGCCAAAATACACATGCTCCGCCACCACCTCGGCGGAGCGACGGTTGTTACCGTCCTTGTCCTTCCAGTCCCGGATCTGCAAGCGGCCCTCTACCACGGCCATGCGGCCCTTGGTGAAAAACTTACTCACAAAGTCCGCCGTGGAACGCCACGCCACGATGTCCACGAAGTCCGTCTCCTTCTCGCCGGACTGGGACTTGAAGTCCCGGTCCACGGCCAGAGAGAAGGACGCCACGGCGGTTCCGTTTCCGGTATGCCGCATCTCCGGGTCACGGGTCAGACGGCCCATGAGGACGATCTTGTTCAGCATTTATCCAACCTCCAAATCCAACGTAGATGTCGTTGTGTCCTCGCCCAGCATCACCCGCACGTTGAGGCACAGGGACCGCACAGCGGTGCCGTTGACGGTGAGGACGATACCAGGGTACCGATCCGCCAGATCCAGCAGTACACGGCCCAGGTCGGCCACGCTGGTCTGTTTCTGTGCAGACAAAAGTGGATGACTGCCGGGTGCGGCAGTCTCCGGGGCCGGTTCCGGCTCCGGCGTTTCGATTTCCGGCGGCATGGGTGGCTGAGCCTTGCAGCGCTTTGGCTTTGCTTTTTGTTCCATTTTCTGCATGTCTCCACCTCTTGGCCGCTTCATGCCGTTTTTGCGCCGCCACGCTGCAAACGCATATACGCCGATGCCCAACATCTCCGCGATGTCAAGGTCAGTCTTGCCCTCCGCAAACAGCTCCCGAGCCCGGGTCTCGTCAAAGAGAATGTCATGGGCGCGCAAAGGCCGCTGATCGACAGATGGGAAATCCGGCACGTTGCAGCCCAGCTCCCGGAGCTTTGCGGCCATTGCCGCCGGTGTGGTGACATTCAGCTCCGCCAGGACCTTGACCTGGGCTTTTTGATCTTTCGCAGTGTTGTAGCTGACGCGGATTTCATCGTCACTCATCGAAAACTTCATCGTTTATCCCTCTCCCTTGACTCGCAGATCTTAGCCATCCGGCTTTTGGTAGCCTTCAGGTCTGCTTTCTCACGTTTTTCTGCCTTCATTGCATCACTCCACTCCGCCAAGGCCTCCTGATACGCGGCCCAGTCCGGGCACACCACTGAGTCGTGGCAGTTTGGGATGGCGGAGCGCTTGGGGCAGTTCCTCCCGCATGGCGGCTTCGGCTTCATCGCAGCATCACCGCCAGCAGGATCACGGCAGCCACGGCGGCTGCCAGAGTCAGAATCGGGAGGGCCCGGCTGCGGCGCTTCTCGCGCCCTGTGTATCTCATGTGTCCGCTCCTTTCTCGTCCACCTCCGGCAGTGGGAACCAGCCAAGGCAAGCGGACTCGATGGAGTCCCCGGATTTCCGGAAGGAAAACCGCTTCAGCACGTTGTCCCACCACGCAACCTGTTTAAAAACCATTCCGTCGCACAGGAACCGGCAGTAGTATGGGCCGGATCGCGTCGGCTGCTCACTGCCGTCCACGAATTTCAGCGGTACTCCGGAAGACTGCCCCGGGTTCAGATTCTCCGTCAGGCCCACAATGTAGTCGGCGGAGCAGTGCAGAGCCTTGGCCGTCTTGTCAACGTTGTAGATATTCTCCGGCTCCAGCTCGTTGACCCAAACGCGTTCGCCCTGAAAATCCCCGGAGGCAAATTTCCGCAGTTTGCCCACCGTGTAGCCACCGCCGTATCTGGACCAGATGGCGGTCGCAGTGTCCGGCAGTTCGGCAGCGTCCGCCGCTCTGGCCAGACGGGCCGCTCTGGCCTGGATCTCCCGCTCAAGTTTCCGCTGATGTTTTTCAGTAGCCTTCTCCGCGTCCGCCTTCTTTGCGTCAAGTTTTTCCTTGCGCTTGGCCTTGGCCTTGGCACAAGCCTTGTCGCAGGCGTAACACTCAGCCGTAGCCTGGCGACAATCCAGACAGCACTTCTTACCGCCGCAGACCTCATACACGATGGAATCCGTGTCATGTCGGAGGAAAGCGTCTCCATGCTTGCACTCCTTGCCGTCCGGGCAGGTCAGGCACGGCTCCCAACGGTAGCCGTCCTCCTTGTAGAGCCTCAACAACCGCTCCAATTGGGGGCCGTTGGGAAGTTTGGGAAACGCCTTGGAGATCCGCATCTGCATATCCGCCGGGAACTGGGCCAGTGCATAGGCCGCCTGCTCCGGCATTTTCCCGCCGTCCCACGCGGGGCGAAGGTTAGACAGCAGCCGCTCCCGGATCACCTTGATCCGGGCCAGCTTGGAACCGTGGGTGTTGCAGGCAGCAGCCACCATGTCCCGCATCCGGCCCTCCGGGAACTCAAAGCCGTCCTCTTTGAGCTGATACAGAAGCGCCTCCACACGCTCCGCCTGCTCGCCGATCTCCGCGCTGGTGAGCTTGCGGGTGGAGCTGTTGGCGAAGATCAACCGAAGCTCCTGAAGCGCCGGGGAGACATCGTCCGTCTCCCGGATGCAGGGCACCCGGCGGAACTGATCCAGTCCATTATCCACCAGCTGAGCTAAGGCAGCCCGGCGCCGGTGGCCGCTGACGATGGTAAACCGTCCGCCCTCACCGGCCCGAACCCGGATAGGCTGCTGCAAGCCGCACATCTGGATATTGTCCGCCAGCTCGTCAATGTCCGTCAGCTGGTAGAAATTCCGCTCGTCGCCGTCCAGAAGGCCGATGTCGATGTACTCAATTTGCTCCGGGCCTGTGTGGTCCGATTCGGACACCGGCTTCAGCGTGGCGGCAAATTTGGAAATATCAAAATTCTTCCCGGCCATATTACCCCTGCACCTCCTCCATCAGTTCACTGGCCAGCGCCCGATAGTCCTGACAGGCACTGCTGCCGGGGCTGTACTGTCGCAGAGGCAGCAGCGTCACCGTGCTCTCCGGGACCTTATCCGTCCGCCGGATCTTGGCCCGGCACACCTCCACCCGCATACCCTCCAGCACCTTTTCCGCCTCCGTCACAATGTCGGATCGGCGAACCTGCGTCAGCAGCGCCCGAACCCAAAGCCCGGGGCGGGTGCTGGTCAGTTTTTTGGCCTGTTGAGCCACGGCCAGTACGCCGTCGATGGAAAACTTGTCCGCCGTCACCGGGATCAAAACCTCGTCAACGGACAGCAGCGCCGCCACGCTGGCCAGCGTATAGCCCGGGGGGCAGTCGAAGATCATCCAGTCCACGTCGCCGTCCTCCCGGGCGGCGGACACAAAACCGATCATTCGCTCCGGCGCGCCCACGCCGTCCTTGATGGCGCTGAGATCCAGATCGTACAGGCCGGAGCTGCTGGGCAAAAGTTCCAAGCGCTCTCCCAGAGGGATGAGGTTGTCGCTCCATACCTGCTCGCAGTCCCCGGTCAGCACGTCCGCCGTGGTGACGGCGTCCATGTCTTCCCCCGGCAGGAAAAAGCCGGTCAGGTTGGCCTGGCCGTCGCAGTCCACCAGCACGACCCGCTGCTTGTAGTCGTTGGCTAAAATATCAGCCAGATTGATGGCGGTGACGGTTTTGCCGACACCGCCCTTGTTGTTCATGATAGCGATTGCTCTCATACTTCACCTTTCCCCTTTATCGCTCAAGTCTTGAGTTTTTTCGTGTAATCGAAATGCGGTTTCCGCTGCGGAAGATCCGCCTGCGGCTCCAGAGGGAACCACCTCGCCTCCCGCCACCGCTCCCCAGTGACCAAGCTGAGAAACTCCTCAACGTAGTACCGCCTTGCTGGGTGGGTATACACCACCCTGCTGGTCAGCAGACAAACGTGCTCAATATCTGCGGTTTCGTCCTGGGCCACATCCAGGTTCAATTTCTTTTTGCGTTTCATGTTTTCTTTTCCTCCGGGAAAACCTCGTCAATGTCACCGCGATCCTCCACAAGCTCCATCTGGACGCCGCGTCCCTCCCAGCCGTAAGCCCGCTTAGGGTCCCCGGTCTGATCCTGAAAGAAACGACGGGACTTCTTGTCGAAGTCAAGCCACTGGTGTCTGTGGGAGCCGTAGTCCCGGTTCTTCAGGATCTGCAGCAGAGGTTTTTCCTTGCCGTCCGTCTGGTGAGTGGTAAGGAAAAACACGTTGTCCGCCCGGTTGGTGATGTCTCCGGAACCGCTGACATCGTCTGAGGAGATTTTCGCGTTATTGTCACTGGTAGATTTCCGAGGGTGCACCACCAGATGGGTGTGGACACCCCGGCGCTTGGAGAAGGTTACCAGCATTTGCGTGAATTTTGACTGCACACGGTTGAAGTCCCGCTCTGTGGAACTGTCGAAATCTACAGACATGATATTATCCACAAGAAAAACATCTGCGTTGTAACGCATATGCGCATATTCAAACTGCCGCAGAATGGTCTCGGGATCGTGCCGGGTGTTGCGCTCCAGATCAAACAGCCAGAATCGCTCGTTGAGCCACTCGGAGATCTGCTTGTCCGCCAGAGCGTCTGCGGATGCCAGCTTTTTCCCGGTGGCCTGATCCGTTATGTACCGGATGTGCTCAGGCCCAGCCGCTTGCAGATAGGTCCATTCTCGGAACTGCTCCTTCGGCAACTCGCCGGAATACGCGCAGACGGTGTGTCCCTGATCCACAGCCTCTAAAAGCATCTGGCTCAGCAGCGTGCTCTTGCCGATGCCTCGCTTGCCGGTCCAAACGGACAACTCCCCGGAGTAAAACCCGCCGATGCTGCTGTCAAGCACGGAAAACCGGGAGAGGGTCCGGGGAATCTTGCTCATGTCCCGCCGGGGGACTTCTGCCAGATTCAGCAAGCCATAGGCGGGCAGCTCCTCCGCTCCGGATAGGATATCCGGGAGGTGGGCCGCTCCGTACAGGGCCACATAGTCCTCAACGGTCTTACAGTTCCGCCAGCCGGCATCGGTAACGACGTATATACAGCTGGCCGGGAGCCGGGGACGCAGTTCCGCCACCATTCGCTCTCGGGCGATGGCGTTGGCGGTGACGATCACCAGATAGGGGAACGCCTCTAAAAACGGACGGCAGCGCACAACATCATCCCATCTGCACCCCAGTCCAAGGCACACAGCATTCTCCCGAATAGCCGCCGCCTCCACAACGGTATCGCAGAACCAGAGACCTTGCGACTTTTCCGGATCAATAAAAGCCGGTGAGAAAGTCAGATATTGGCTCGCCTGCTGCATAGCTGCTTTAAATTCCATCCGTGTCACCTGCCTCCCGGCTCTCGCCACCCTGGGCCGAATCGGACCGCCCTGGCAGCTCGTCCTCTTTCAGGGGATAAACTGTCAGCCAGTTCAACTCAACGGCCTTGTTAAGCATGGCAATCTCAATCGCCCGGTCTCCGACTTTCCGCAGACGGCTCAGAATCCTGTTCATGGCCTGCGCAGTCAGAACCGGCTTTTTCATAGCCTCCCGGTTGACCAACAACCCCTCCAGCGCCTCAAAATACTCTGTATCATCCGCCGGGACAAAACTGTGGACTAAGTCCCAAACAAAGCCGGGAGTCTTGGGGGTATGGGGGTTATTACTTTTCTTTTCTTCTTTTATACATTTAAAGGGGGGTGCAGTTTTCTTCACCCCTGGGGTGCAGTTTTTTTCAGGGGTGAAATTTTCTTCACCCCCTTGCGCATCGCCCGGAATCGCTGCCAGAGACCGCCCGATGTAGATCCGCCGACCAGTCCGTACCGTGCCGCTTTTGTCCGGAGGAAGGGGGCCGTTGTCCGTGTGGATGTGCCCCCGCTCCTGAAGCTCTGCCAGCATGGCCTGTACCGTCCGCTCTGAGATCACCCGCACGGAGCCGTCCTCGTCCACAGCCGTCATGTCCTCGATCAGCGTTGCGTTGGTTGCGTAGCAGAAGCCCACCCGGTTGGCCCGCCGCGCGATCCGGGCGTATAGGATCAGCGACCGGGGCCGGAGCCCCGGATCGTCCAAAACCGGGCCGGGGATCCATGCCCCATAGCCGCAGTCATACCTTGCCATATTGCCACCTCGTCTTTCGCTTTTCGATACAGTCCACGATCCGCAGCGGGATCGCCGCCACCGTCGCCACGCCGATCAGCATGAAGAACATCGCCCAACCGCTCACAGGAAGGCACCTCCTTCCCGGCAAAAATTAGGGCTTGCGTGTGGCGTGGACCTTGTGCTATAATTGACTTGTTCAAGAGTGGATTGCTCAAGTCCACACGCTTTTCCCCATGAACGCTCTGAGGTTGCCGCCTCGGGGCGTTCTTTTTTTGTCTTCGGCGGCGCGTCCGACGTGTACTTCACCTGAAGCGCCGCGCCCACGATGCCGTCCAGGTCCCGGCATATGGCGTCGAAGTCCGGTCGCTCTTTCTCGTCGATGATGCCGTCCTCCGCGATGCGAAGCAGCTGCCGGTCCCGGTGTCGCTCCGCAAAGTCCAGCACCCGGTTGATTAGTGTGATTGCCGCCGTTGGGAGGCTCTGCACGTTCACCTCCGGCAGCACGCCCAGGACGCCGCCCGCCTGTTTCAGGTGCTCCAGTGCCAGCCACGGCGTTTCGTACAGCTCCGTCATCCGGGCCACCGTCTCGTTGTCCGGTACCCGCGTGCCCTGTTCCCAGGCCTTGACGGTGGTCTCCGAGACCTCCAGCCGCTCTGCGGCCTGTTCCTGAGTCAAACAGCTCTCTTTCCGGGCCGCCTGGTAAATATTCGGTCCGTTTGTCAGCATGGAAAATTCCTCCTTCTTGTGTTATGGTGAACTCAGGCAGCCGGCCGTGGTAATGCGCCCAGCATCGCCGCCAGCTGCTCCGCCGACAGCTTCAGAACCCGCACCAGCTTCCATAGCTCCTCGTCTTTCCACCCTCCGTCGTTCATCCGGCGGCTGATGGCCTGTCGGCTCATGCCCATCCGCAGGCTCAGGGCCGTGTAGTCCTCGATGTCGCAGTCCACCATGGCTTTCTTGATTATCTTGTTCATCACGGCCCGCTGCTGGGCCGGTGTAGGCGTCCCCAGATTTACTCTCGGCATGGTTCATCCTCCTTTCCTCATGCGATGTCCTGTCCGGTCAACTGGCTCATGGTGCAGCCCAGCACGGAGATGATCCGCATGGCCATGGTCAGCCGTAGCTCAATGATGCCCTTTTCGTACCGATCCACGGTGCTTTGATTGACGCCCAGGGCATCCGCCAGTTGCTGCTGGGTCATGCCCTTCTCCTCCCGTAGCTGTCGAATACGGTTCAAACAGCTTCACCTCCTTGTCAAAAGATTTGTGTTGTGGTAAAATGCGAAGCAAGCATAAGCACATGCAAAAAGAAAACAGCAAAACAGGGAGGAAGCTCATGAAGTCCTTCGTCCTCGCAATTTTGAATGTAGTCTTACCTCTGTTTGGCGTAATCGTTGGCGGCTTCGTTTCAAACCACTCTGCCGTAAAGCAGATGGAATTTGAAAGCAAACGGCTTCGACACCAAGAAAAGAGGGAGGCATACAGCGCCTTTTTGAGTGAATACCACAAATTCCTGCTCACTGCGGAAAAAGGCAAGCGAGCAAACCCAAATGATATTACCGGGGAAGAGATGGAAGAAAGTATTCACTTTTCCTCCGCATACGCTGTGGCCGCATTGCATGCGCCAACTGTAATCCGCGAAAAACTCAAAGAGCTATACACGCTCGCTACTTTTCGCGCCCAAGGGAAAGAAACTCCAAATCTCGCGGAAAAATATGAAGAGCTTCAAGACCTGCTGTATCACGACCTGCGGATAATGTGAGTTTTACCCTTGCTTATTACCGTGTAAGTTTCCAAAAAAGCAGGATAAGTCCAACTACGGCGGCAATGACCATTATTACGGTAAAGATTATTGTCACAATAAGAGGACAAAACGTAACAATGATATATGCCAAGATCTTGAGTACAACGACTGAAACGATGTATCCAGCTGCGAAACTTGGTAACCAGTTCATGCTGTTCTCCTTTCTTTTTTTGGTTTTGCCTATGCTTTACAAGCATAGTTATAAACGAAGTTTCTTCGGTTGTCAACGACATAAACGAAATAATTTCGGTTTTGTAAAATTCTAACAAATCTTTAAACGAAGTTTTTACGTTTTCGGGAGGTGGTTCCATTGGACATAATTGACCGCATCTTTGAACTGGTCGATAAACAATTCAAGGAGCAGAAGGATTTTGCCACCGCCGTTGGTGTATCAGATGATACAGTCAGCAACTGGCGCCGCAGGATATCCGCGTCATGTACAAAGTCCAAGCATCTTACCCGCATTGCAGAAGTCCTCGGAACCACCACGGACTACTTGACCGCAGGGCGCGGCCCTATAGACTGGTCCCGTACTATGGCGTTATCCTCCCTTGATTCGGAATCCCGGGATCTAGTCATTGCTTACCAGCAGGCCGATGAGCGGAGCCGTGCCATGGTGCGACTTGCTCTCGGTCTCGATGATGACACGGCCATCGCCGCACGGGGCGGCAGGGTCGTAAAAAAGCCCAGCCCGGTCAGCGCCGA